TGTCCGTCACCAATAATAGTAACTGTAGGAGAAATGATAATCCTCGAATCTGTATCAGGAAGTGTCTGGAATGAAGCATTCACCACAAGCGTTCTTGTAGTCGCGACATAGTCTATGATTCTGCGTAGCTGTCCCGCACCTGTACCTGTTGTGATATACAGGCTAGATCCGTTATACACATCAGATTCAGATGATATAGCGATATCTGATGCTGAAGAAACGGTCAATGACGTAGATGTTGCAGTAGCAACCGCAGCATCTAGCACCTGCGAATAATCAACGCCGCTTGTATTCGGCACAATGACTTGGATAGCCCCAGACACAGCAGCATTTTGTACCGCAAGAAGTCTATCAGACTCAGTTGATGTATCAGAAGCAGCTATAGTTTTTACAGGGATATGCGTCACAGTCATAAATTTATCATAATCGCCCAGCGAAACAGTGTATAAGTATTTCCACACATATCCGTCTGATGTTGTGAACGGCAACGTAGAAAACCCTGTAGGTTTGATCGTCGACGCAACAGCGTTATTATTATTAAGACATTTATAGACGTTTAGTTGGCTTGTGATAACATAAAATGTTGGTTTATTTGGATCGAATATATCTGTGGTCGTGTCTTTATACATCGAATAAACAGTACCCGAAATCCAATCATACCGCAACGTCACATGCGAATAGCTCCCCGTGTCAACCTTTCTTGCTCCAATGAAATCTCTTTTGACTTCATAGTCTTTATGTTGGTCGTTTAATGGAGGGAAACTTGGAGCTGGCTCGTCTGGCCAAACATCGGTGTTACCTATACATGCATATATGATAACCGACTTTTTAACCGTGCTAGTGTCTGTAGAATTCACGGCATTTATAAATGCTTTCGCATTATTGATTGACAGCTCTTTAGTTGGATATTTATATGTTGACATTTAACTTATTGTCCTGTGACGTAGTATGCTTTAGCTGATGATATGCTCGTATTCGACCATGTTACATGCGTTGTTGCTGCAGTTGCACTCGATACTATATTTAGTGGAAGTCTATAGTACTGACCAGCAGAAACTTCCAATATAATTGTGCCGCCACTAGCAAATTCATTCTGCATATCGCTGCCAACACCAACAATGTTTTGAGTGCCGTTGTCGATCGAGAATGTGCCAGTAGCTTCAATCCGTGTTACGTTATTGGCTGTGGCTACAACGTCAGCAGCAATTTCAGAACTTGATTGGTATTGTCCAAACAAAGCCTGACCTGCAGGATGAGCCAACTGAAGTACGACATCCTTATATCTTTGGAAACTTAATGGTACGGAAATTTCATATGAGAATTCTTGATACCTGTTGCTATCTTGTATGAAGCCTCGCTTAGTAGATAGATGACTCCTCGAACTCGAATAATATCCTTCAGAGTTTGCTACATTATCTAGAGACAATTTAACAACAGCCTGTGTCGAATCCGTTCTCCCTGAATCCTTCAGTCGCACAACTTCATCATGTTTGTGTGAGAATCCAGAATCCACAACGCGCAATGCAGTTATAGTTCCGTCAGCGCCGACAGTAACGCCAATATCAGCATTATCTCCTAACACGCCACGATCAACAATCTTCACGACTTTCGCTGATCCAGTGCCTGTGGATGTCCTGCTATCTGTGGTTCCAGGAACATATGATGCGCCGAAGAATTTTAATGCTATAACCTGATCGACATCGAATGTTACATTTCCAGGTTGGCGCTGCAAGAAATCCTGCCAAACCCGAACCGTTGTTTCATAAGTTCCATTAGCATGGGCAATTGTGGCTGGAACATTAGAACCTATAGCGCCACCCTTAACATCGCCCGTTGCTGTGCTAGATGTTTGCTCTACACGATCATTAGTGTCTAACACTGTTACTTGCGAATTGCCTGTATTCCAGTTGACATCATCAGTCTGTAGTGTGATATATTGTTCGCCTATACCTAACGCAGCAATATCATTTTCTCTCACAAGAACGTTTGGTGCGACTGTGAAACCACTACCACCTACACGATTCGATAATGTGATAATACTACCGAACGTAGAATTCTTGAAGATCAGAGAGTCGCTCAATTTGGTGTGTATGTTTTCATATACAGTATTTGATGTGGTGAATGCTATGTTAGCAACTACCGTGGCACCTTCACCTTGTATCCGAACAGCCTCGCCCTCAAGAAAACTTTGCATTGGACCAGATGTAAATTGGTGCGCAACCGAAGAAGTTGCGTTTGATGTGACACGAGCCTTTATTAATGTTCTCCAGATACCACCCTTACCATATGGCGCACTGCTTAATGCTGGATCAAATGCTGTGTCAGTTACAATCACTCCGCTATTAGTGACAGACGCAACTCGTCTACTTTGATCGCCAGATTTAATTACTTCGTTTTTCGCAAGGTTTGTTCCGACATTTGTCCCTGTTACAGTTGTGCCACTGCTGGAAATCGTTCCTGTCTGAACAGTATTTGCATTAGGCTCATGCTGATATGCATTGGCTGTTGTGGTTAGAATTTCTTTGATAACGCCAAAGGTGTATAGTTCATCACCAGTTACCGCATTGTCTGCAGTATTGGCTACATGCACAGATGTGCCCACAAGCTCATCACCTTCAATAATATCTTGGCTGGCTACATTCGCGATTGATACAACGTGATAACCGATAGTATTTGCATGGAAGGCTGTGACCTTACCCATGTTTGTGCCTGAGTTTTTCTCTGAGTTGGTCTTGAAAACAAATTCGCCTGTACCAGTTGTATCAGTATCTTGCTTTCTTTGATATGCAGTCAGATAACCCTCTTCTTGCTGAGCGCCCCAAATAGATGCGCCAGATACACCATCACCAGTATATTGATATCCACCAGAACCCATAGTAGTTGATGGTTGAAGTCCAATGCGCCATCCAGTGGTGCTACTAGGATTAGTCCTGCTAGAACATCTCCACCAACCGTTGCCTGCAGGTTCTATCTTAGTGTCTGTCCACTGAGTTCCTGCGTGAATAACTGTACCCTCAACAATATCGAATATAGGATAGTTGGCACCCCTACTTAGTCCTCTGTAAGACAGATATCTCTTAGACCCTGCGACAATCGGTTTAGCATACACAGAAAATGTGTAGTATACACTGCCGTTGACCGCACCGACCAGAGCAGAATTCTTAACACCAAGATAATGGTCTGTGCTTGTATCTGTGTTTTCTATAAGGTTCTCAGCGGTTGTTGTACCATCTGGCGCAACAACGTCATCTGATGACGGAGTATCACTTCTAGATGAAGTCCAGTGATCATTCTCTTGTATTTCTTCAGAGTCATTGATCATATTTCTTAGAGAAGAAGAAAATGCACCAAACGTGTCTACTTCCAATACTGCTGCGCCATCAGCAGATGCAGCAAGTACACTAACAACAACGCCATTAGCATATCCTGAAGCCCCGAATATTTGATCACCATTAACAAATTCAGCAGCAGTGTTGGCGATATGAATGACAGCAGACTTATTATCCCGATATTCAACCTCATCAACTGTTTCTTCTAACTCTGGAAACCCTAGATGCGGTGCGCCGATTATTGTGTCTTTGAATGTCGACATCAATAGATTATTATTATTTCTATCAACAACAGTGGGTGCGAGATCACCAAAAATGTTATTACTAGCGATAAGGTTGGTGTTCATCGAGATAGCAAAGGTGTCGTCGATGTCACTAAGACCTAATGTAAACGAAGCTGGTGTGTTACCATCACCACCTGTGATAGAAACGGTAGTGCCTCCCTCGTCATCGCTAGTAGACGCTGCTGTGTAACCAGAACCTCCATCAGCGATAGTGAATGTCAAAGACCCACCGAGGTCAACTGTATCTGTAACAACAACCTTACCAAAATCTCCATTTTCTTCGGATATTATATCAATAATGTCTCCAGCAACATATTCTGCTCCTGGTTGCTGTATTTCGATCTTAGATATCCCAGCTTCAACAACCGCCGCATGTCCAGTGGCGTTAGTGTCTGACAATAATCTGATATACTCTTGGTGATTGAACGACCCTTTGACATTAGAAACATTGATTTGCATCAGGTCTCTGCCATTGACAACTCGACCAACAATATCCTCGACCAATGCTTCAGCATTTGATTGCATGCCGTAGATGGTCTTGCCGATAAAATCATACAGTTTTTTGTCAAACACTGTGACGAGGTATCGGTCAAGGTTCCAATCACCGTCAGAAACTTTAAGCATCTGATCAGCAGGATAATAGATCTCAACATCTTCATTGTATATAGCTCTGAATAGCAGCTTATATGACGCTATAGTGCCTCTGGTGGTATTGTAAGTTTTTATGTATTTTGCTAAGAGCCTTTTGTCGGCAACAACATCATATGGAACTGACGGCAGTAGTGTTTCTTGGAAGTGTATCAGATACTCATCGAGCGTTGTGCTGACGTCGCGATAATCTTCCAGATTCTGGATAGCATCAGTCAACTTACCGTTCTGTTCCATGTAAGAATAGTATGCTTCTATAAAAGCGAGGAAATTCTCCCCCTCTTCCTTATAGAAATCTGGGAATTGATCAGCTACGATGCATGATAGTCTCGATTTTATAGTCATTAACCTTGCTCGCCGTATACGTTTACAGTAGCGTCAGCCGAACTCATAAGTAATATCTGTTCCCTCACAGGAGTAATATCAAAATTCTCTGGTTTGGCATTAACCTTTATTTGGATATCAGAATATGCTGTTGGTGCGAAACCGCTTATATTAATCTCGCCAGTGGCATAGTCGACAGTCCCGACAGCACTCAAGATTGTCACTTTAGTCTTAGTGTCGCTGTACCTGAATATGTCAATATTACCTAAGCCATCATCCCCTATGTAAGCTGAAAATCCGTTATATGTGAATTCAGTTGATTCTATTGTTGACGGTCTTATCTCATTATTAAATGCCAATATAACGTTCTTAGCGACATTGATGTCTGGCACAAACCTTTTCTGGATCTTTATTGCAGCATCGTTATTCAATATATATCCGCCAGCGGTGTTATCTAACGCACGCACAAACCTCGAATATCGCAATTTATTCCCGAAACGTTCTAGGTTGCTGGTTGCAAAGCTGTCGATTGAATTTCGTATTTCTTCCGCAATACCGTTGATAGATAATGTAGATCGTGTTGTATCATAGTATGTGCTGATTGTTGGAATAATATGTGTGTAGTCAGCGTCAATGATCACAGGATCGACAGCTAGTGGCGTTCTTGTGGAGATAGAATCGCGCAACGCTTGCTTTCTTGTTGCTGTAGCAAATTGCTCATCAAAAGGTTTGACTGCAATATACACTTTACCGAACGCTGGCGGTGTAGCCTCTTCACCACCATAAGAGATCACTGATTGTAGATCTGGGTTCTCGGTCAATAATATTCTCTGATAATCATTCGCAACAACAGCACGGTTTTGTGTTTGATAATTCCTAGGAGCATTAAACTTGATGGATTCGATCGATTCATGACCTCTGCCACCAGCCGCTTTCTTGGCGACTGCAGTTATTGTGGCTGTGGGTGCTGGCACTAAGCCTGTCGAGATACTCTCAACAGAGAATGTATTCGCACCATTAGTGGCGCTGCCGCTACAAACAAGGTAACTTGCTCTAATTATGTTGCCTGTTTTTATTGCCTGACCAAGACCACCTGAGCCAAATACTATCTCATACTTCTCATCACTTGCTTCTTCAATAAAGTATACTGGTGATGTAGAGAACACTTGGTTGACGTTTGTAGCTTTTGTGAATTCAGTTATAGTGTCGTCTGCCGCAGATTCTTGGACACTGACGGTAATGCTTGTTGTATCGACGCCAGTGTTCGGGATGATATATCGAACTGGATTAGAAGCACTTGCCGTCCACGCATGTGTGAGTGGCTCGCCCTCTTTAATTGTCACAGTTTTCGTGAACAGGTTGTTACTGTCTTGAGTGATACTTTCAGCTTGTGGCGTGACATAGGTGTATGTGACGTCATCGATTGTTGTGGTAAACTTTGAATTCTTCGGTACAGTAAACTGAGGAACACTAGTGGGAATACCAGTGAAATTCAAAGTAACCTCAGCCTGCGAACCTATAGCAGATATCGGAGCATACCCAAGTTCTTTAGCTCGGGAGACGACAGAATCACGCTGCTGGGCTGTGTCTAAGAACATCTCGTTGCCGATCATGTTCAGGTAGTACGCATTGTAGTGGGTATTATATGCCAAGACATCAAGAAGAACTGACATAGCAGATCCTTCAAAGTCATAGTCCTTGAACTGTGATTGGGTGCTTAGATATGTCTGGAGATTGGTGCGGATATCCGCAAAATCTAATTCAGTAACTTGTAAATATGTATTTGCTGCCATTACCTGACTCTTTCTAGTATTACGTCTAATATGACTGGTTCTGGATCATTGAGTATCATAAATGCTATTGATACAGTCAACATGTGTTGTTCTCTACTTTCTTCAACTAGGACTTCTATCACATCAGCACGTGGTTCATAGTTCTTTATGACCTCGCGGATCGCAGACTCCATCTGTTGCTTTACTGCTGGACTAAATAGCTCAAATAAGTAATAACGAATACTACAACCAATGTTCGATTTGAATGGTCGTTCAAAATAGTCCGTTAGCACCAATGACTTGACTGATTGTCTAACTGCTTCTCTGTTAGTCTTGCGTGTGAGCGCCCCAGTCTTTGGGTGCGCGAAGAACCCAAGACCGATGTCACTAAACAATTCTTTTTTAGTCTCTGCCATTTCTCTCTACTTATTGAGTGTTTTTAGATTCTTGTATTTCTTTTCGTCTGTCTTTACACAGCTTTGAAATTTCGGCTAACGCCTTTCTAGCTCGTGTTCCAGCTGCTTTGTTGCCTTGACTGAATTTTTCATTCTCAGCATTATATAATTCAAATAAACTTACTATATTATCATGTAACATAAAATAAACCTTGACTAGTAATTAAAACTCATGTATAATAGAGATGTCGCTTTATGGGATCTACGACCATGTAACTCACAATCCTTTAGGACTTCCCCATTGCCCTCTGTTGCTTTCTATTTATAACGCAGCTTATCAACCAATCGCTGTAATCTTAATTCTTGGCTCGTTAATAACTGTTGCACTCGCGCTACCGTCATGTATGCGAACTCTATGCAAAGCTACATTGTTGTTACTGCCCCATTCGCGACCAAGCACTTTAATGGTTTTTGCAGCAGTCCAACTATTTATATTGCCAGATGCTAAATCACCACTACCATCTACAGTTATTATTGCCTCTGCGGTTGTATAGTCATGTCCTCGATATTCTTGTCTAAAAGTTGTTTGTGTTTGCGTTATCACAGTGCCGTCTATATCAATTTTGTGGTTAAAAATTGGGTCAATGTCCGAGCCATCGTAGCCTAAGAATATATCGTATTCGATTAATACTGTCTTTGTTCCGACAGGTGGAAAATAATCTAATTCTGTACCGTTTACTTTTACATAG